AGCGAGATCAGAAACGTTATCGCCAGAGGAAACGTAAAGAGCGTCGTTAGCGAGATCAGAAACGTTATCGCCAGAGGAAACGTAAAGAGCGTCGTTAGCGAGATCAGAAACGTTATCGCCAGACTCCACATAAGTACCCTCAATCAAGGATAATCTTGATTGTGCATCGTTTGCATTATTATTAACCGTATTATTCAATTCGTTAAGTTCTACAGCGGTTAATGTTTGACCTGTGCTTTTTTGTGGTATTGTTGTTGTGTTTTGAGCCATTTTTTTTGATTAAATTGTTTGTTATTTTTACACTTGTATCTATATTTCGATGTTAGAAATCATAATTTAACATAGTGAAATCTTTCTCATATAATTCAGCTATTCTTTTTTTAGCCTCGTCGTTTAGCTGATCATACCAGATACTGAGAAGCTTTGTTTTAGTTGGGTACAGCGTTTTTTGGTATGTGTAAAAATTGCATCATGGGTCTGGTTCTGGTTCTGAAACCGTCGGTGAGCCTCCGTATATATCTGTATAGGTGCCTGTTGGAACACATGGGTCACCGTTCACAAGGTATGCTTCACCAATAGAAAACGCCGATGACCAGACAAGGTTCCATTTTTCTCCATCATAGAATAACTGCTGAGTGTAGTAGTCCAAGTAGTCTGGCGGTGTGCCACCATAACTTTCAGAATAATCGCATGATGGAAACTCATTCCTTGTCATGCTGCTCGAAGCTGCGCCAATGATAGAAACCGTTTCTGGTACACAACAAGAGGAAGGTTCTGAAGGTTCTGAAGGTAAAAAAAATGTGTTAATAATACTCATTTTCTTTTAGTTGGGTATAGCGTTAGGGTATTTTTCCCATTCAACGATGGTCAGATCTGCACCTGCAAAATTTTGAAATCCAGCCGCATAGCCTAACGCTGATACGTCATTAACGTACATTGTCGTGGGTGATAAGTTAGTTAATCCATTCAATGCTAGCGAATCCCATGATTGTATGGCCGTGTCACAGTAAATAGTGGTAAACTTTGCAAACTGAAAAGCATTTTCGCCAATGGTTGTAACACTGTTTGGAATAGTTATGGACTCAAAATTATTACCTAAAAAAGCACCAACCTCAATAGTTTCAAGACTATTCCCAAGGACTATACTACTGAAATTACAAAACTTAAAAGAAGAACCCTTAATAGTTTTAAGATTATTTCCAAGTATTAACTTACCGTCATAGTTATTACAATTAAAAAAAGCACCGTTATCAATAGTTTCAACACTATTTGGAATTACTAAGTCACCAATTAAGCTAGTGCATCTTTGAAAAGCATTAGAGCCAATAGTTACAAGGCCCTCTTCAAGTTTCAATGAGGTAATTGCTGTGCAATACTCAAAAGCACTACTATTAATAGCTCTAACATTAGATGGAATTAATAACTCACCAGTTATATCAACATTGTACTCAAAAGCACGACTACCAATAGTTTCAACACTTTTGCCAATTTTTACATGAATAATATCGTTAGATCCGCCAAAAGTTAACCTCTTCCAGTCAACTGGTATATCACCATTAACCTTGTCTGGATTATCGTAGTTAGTCTTATAAGTAACAGTGTCTTGACCTGCGCCACCTAAGATCCCCATTGATATTTTTATATCTGTACGTAGTTTTGATCCTCCTTCGTAAGAATCGGTGTCGGAAAGATTTTCAAATGAAATTGCATCGCCAGCTTGAAAAATTCTTGGAACAAAGTCAATTTCATGTGGTATCCCAAGGATTGTGCTATATCCACTATCAGGTATTATGCCTGTTGTTTCTAATATACTTAAGCCGTTTCTTTTAACGTCTATTCCAATAGGACCTCCATCGGGAGGCACAGCAACCAAACTAACAGCGGAGTGAATCATTCCATCCTCTGGAGCTACCCAAACGTAAGAGCCAAGTCCTGCTTCTCCAGTTGCTCTTTCTCCAGTTGCCCAAACCAGCTCCAAACCTGCGTGTAAACCAGCTGCTCCGCTGGTTGAGGTGATACTGCCGACATCAAATGAAATTCTTTCTCCAGAATTAGCAATAATTGGGTCTGAGAAAGGTGTAGCTATAGCTGTGAGATTGCCTGAAGCTATTGTTCGATTAGTGAAAACTGTACCTGATTTCTTAATAGACACTTGAACATCCCCTCCAACAGGGGGTGTAGAAGCACCACAAGAAGCGTTGAAAATAGTTGCATCGTTTGGGAACATCCAAGAAACCTTTTCTCCGACTCCACTAAGGGTTTCTCCTTCGCTAGACATTTTGGTAATTAACCACTGTCTATCTATGATGTCAATAGGATCACTCATGTCGGTAGCAACCCAATATTTACTAGCCTCTTCAAGTTTTTCATTGAAATCTTCACTTGAAAGATTGCTATTTAAAGCTGAAGCAATTCTTAGATGTACATCAGCCGCATTACCATTAATAGCTCTATTTAAACTATTGAATTCGTTAGCAGTGAATGTATCACCAGAGTCTTTTGATTTTATTGTCGTATTATTCTGAGCCATTTTTTTGTTTGTTGTGTTATTCTAATGTAATGAGGAAGTTATAAGGGAAGTCCTCTGCGTCTCCTAATATAATAGGAAAGTTGAAAGGGAAGTTGTTTTCTGGAGAGTTCCAAATGCATTCATTATTCCACAGTTCGTTGTTGTTCCATAATGTATCGCAACATGTATCTTCTGGTTCTTTCCATAAGCAAGCATCATCCCACGCTACCGAATCCTTCCAAAACGTATCGCAGCAACCAAGTATTGCGGCAAAAGTACGAAATCTTTTGTAGATTGAGTTTCCAGTTATTCGTAGAAGCCTCATTTGTTAAGTAGCATAATAAACAATAGCATCACCCGCTATTTCAATAGAAGACCACTCTCCAACGATAACATCGCCAAGAGCGACGCTAGCACCTATAAAATTTGATATACTACCTACTGTTCCAGCGCCAATTATGCAATCATCAAGAGCATGAATAGCCATAAATTTGCCAGTAACGGTACCATTAACAACTCTTTCGCCACCATAGTGGCCGACCTGCTTTAAAAGACTTGATTGTGTTGATGTTGACATAACAATACATACACAAAAAACAAGGTCATGGCAAATATTTCAATGAGATTCTACCTACATTTTTGTTTGGGTCAGAAATAAAACCCTCCAATATTACGTGCCCATTTACAAACCTAACAAGTTTTAGCTCTAAAACATGAACAGAGTCGTCTTTAATCATGTTTATAAAGCAACGGTTTTTGGCAGCGAAATTAAAATCATTCGATTCAAAAACATCTCCGTCAAACTTTTTGTTAATTAAGCTTGTCCCTACAACTTTAAAGTTATATTTTTTCATACTCCTCCTTTATTCTTTCTTTTCTGACTATTGCAAAGTTATCTTTATCTAAAAATTCTGCAGCTTTAACGTATCTTTTAATAAACTTTATAAAAGATAAACGTTTATTAATGCGCAATATTGACGAGCCGCAAAAATCAAGACCAGAAACCTCTAATTGATGATTCCATATAGCATATGCGTTTTTTACCACCATCTCGGGGGGAAAAAAATTTAACCTATTGTTGAAAACAAAATAAACATGAACATAATCTTTGCCTGTTTTGGGTTCTTTTTTTATAGAAGAAAAAGAAAAATATACATAATCGCCGTTATCGTCAACCGAGCAATGATTAAGTGTGCATTTTTTTTTTAAAAACTTAAGATAATAATCGCTATTGTCTCTTCTTCTAGAAATGGATTTGGAGCTAGAAATTTCCATTGGAGACGAATTAACATAGTATTCTTCGAAGCAATTTCTAAAAACTGGATCATCAAAATCTATGTCAATGATTTTCATTTTTTTTGTTTTTGGGATATATAATAGAAGACGAACTGGTTACCCCATTATTCTCTACAACGGCTTCATGGACTTCTCCTCCAGTTAAACTGGCGCAATCAATAGCCCACGAATAAGAACCTTCTAAACTAGATGAATAGCTCTGCTGATACTTTCCCTTCCCGCTGTATACTCTGTAAATGATTTTTTGCATGTTATTTGATGTTGAATATAAGGTTGTTCGATATAATATATTATATCATTCGTTGATAATTTCTAAATTTTTTACTCAACAAAAGAACAAATGTGTATTTAATATCATGGCAGAAGGAACTTTTAGTGTAACAAGAGAATTATTGAGCTTAGAGCCCACCGCAATGGTTGAGCTCTTTATAATAATACCGAACTCAAACTCAAATAGCACAAAGGATCATGTTTATATACATAACGGATCAGTTTATGGAGGTAGTATAATTTTCAATAATAAAAAATACGAACCAGTGGCAATGGATTTCGATGGTTTTGAATCCAAAACGTCAGCCAGACCAAACAGACCCACACTAAAAATATCTAATAGACGTTATTTTGTTTCTGATATACTTCAGGGAGTGGCTGATGATCTTAGGGTTACAGAGGTTGTAAGAATTAAGACTTTTGTTAGATTTTTGGACGATGCAAATTTTGAAGGTAATACAAATCCTTTCGGCCCACAACCAAACGGTGGAGATTCTGTTGTCAATCAAAAATTTATAGTTTCTCAAAAACTATTAGAAAACAAAGAGTTTGTTCAGGTTGAATTAACAACACCTGTAGATGTTGACAGCAAAAGTATAAATCAGAGAAGAGTTTTTGCTAAATATTGCCCTTTTGAATATAGAGGTAACGGGTGTAGGTATGCTGGGCCGCCCGTGAACCAAGAGAGCGGAAGACCTTTTTCCACCTCAGCGGGAGGCTTAATGGACCTGAGATTCACTACTCCGTCACCGCCATACTGGAATAGTCAAACAAATTATTCTGTTGGTAGTGTGGTTAGATTGAAAAGCGCAAGAAACAAGCTTTATGACGATGAATTTATTGCTCCTAATCAAAGTTTAGATACTTTTTATGTAGCAAGAAAAACTAACGTTAATAAAAACCCAGCAGACGAAGAAAATAAGTGGGATAATTGGCAGAAAGATGGTTGCAATAAAACACTTGCATCTTGTAAGCTTAGGTTCCCCACAAACAATAAATTTGGCGGATTTCCAGGCACGGACGGCTTTCAATTTAGAAGAGGAGTAAGTTAATATGAATAAAGAAAAAGAAAATAAATTTTCATCTGAGAATATTGATCTTGTTTTACAAAAAATGAAGGAATGGTTCGAAAAAAAAGAATTCTTAGAGATATGTGGCCTTGTAGGTTTAGATGGTAACGGAGGATATGTCGTTAAAGAATGTAAAAACTTATCACAAGACCCTACAAGCTCATTTATTTTAGATCCACTAGATTATTTGTTATTCAGTGAAGAATTTGAATTGTTATGTATTTATCATAATCATCCAAAAGGAGACGCAGAACCTTCACAAGCAGATGTTGAGGCTTCTGAAAATGCTTGTTTGCCGTTTTTGATTTACTCTAATCAAGAAAAAAAATATAAGCTTTACGAGCCAAAAACATCAGAAGTTAATTCTGATTTTATTAAAAAAATAAAAAAATTAGTATGACTGAAATAAGACTACATGGTAAACTAGGAAGGGATTATGGCGATGTTTTTTATTATGAAATATCGAAGCCAGAACACGCTATGCAAGCTATCGACGCGAACAATGAAGGTTTCTTAGACAATCTAATGAAGATGCACAAACAAAATATAAATTATTGTTTGATAATAGATAAAAAACACATAAATAAAGATAATATAGCTAATATTGATAAGCCTCCCAAAACAATCGATGTCGTTCCTGTTATTTATGGAGGAGGATGGGGCGCTGTAGCTTCATTCCTTGTCAAGGTCCTAATAGCGGTAGCTATAACTTACGCTTTGTTTTTGCTTATAGACCCTGTACAACCAGAATCTGCAGAAATCGAAGCATCGACCAGGGGAGTGGATGAATCTTTTTTATTCTCTAATAAAGCTAATCTTGCACAACAGGGCACTAGTGTACCCTTAGGTTACGGTAGGCTTAGGGTAGGGTCTTCTGTTATAAACTTTACAAATAAAAACTTCCCTCAAACCACAAAAACCATAGAGTTAATGACACAAAATATTCAACCTGATGGAGTCTTGCAAGCAATAGATAAAAGCGAAAGCACTTATTATTAAGCTAAAATGATACACAAGAAGAAAAAAGAGAAAATGACGGGTTCTTCAAAGGGTGCGCCACCACCTCCAGATCCTCCACCACCAAGATTGAGGCCTCCTAAACTTGGTGGCTATAAGAGTTTCTCAAGTTATTCTATAGCGGAAACTATAGACCTTATTTGTGACGGACCTATATTAGGTCTGGTAAATAAATTTGGAGCACTTCTAAATCCTTCTCAAATACTACAAGGTATATATTTAAATGATGTGCCAGTACAAGAACCAACAATGTTTGGAATACAACCTTCTATAATTGGTTTAAATGTATCAGAATACAACCAAAAATTATATCAATCCTTAGAGAGAGACGGGTTTGAAGGCTTGGGTGTTAAAAGATCTTTTTCTATGAAGCCAGAGACTTATTACAAAGAATCTTTACAAAACACGAAAAAATTAAATCAAGAAAAACAAACTTCTTTTACTTTTACATTTAAAAAAATAGCAAGAGCTATAGAGTCTGGGGAATTGAAAGATCCAAGCGAAGATGGTTTTGAGTTACCAAATAACGAAAGAAGTGGAAAGTTTTTATTTGCAAAATTTATAGAAGATTCGAAAAATTCATCAGGAAAAATTATAAGATTGACAAATACTTACCCTGTAGAGTTTAATTTAAAAAATAAATCTTATAGCAATCAATCGGTTGATATCGCAAACCCAATATATTCAATCAAAACAAAAAATAACAATTGTTCTATAGATCTAAGTTTCACCCCGCAGAACAAAAAATGCATATTGAATGAAGACTCTAGTTTTTTCAAGGGGGCGAAAGACATTCAAGAAACCTTGGTTTCTAAAAATAAAAAAGAAAAAGAAATTTTAAAGGACGTTCTATTTTATTCCCTGCAATCAGAATTGAATTATCAAGATGGTGAGCTAAACATTATTGAAGTAAATGTAATAAAAAACCTTCAAGATATATTAACCAAATTATATAACAACGACAATAAATTAGCTAATG